ATTTCAATGGGAGAAGCTAGCCAACTGATTACAGCACTCAAAGCAGTGCCAGTTACACCAGCGTCACCACCCGAAGATCCTTTCTGATGCGTACCATCCAGTGTCAAAAATGTGCTTCTCTGATCAGGAGTAATGGTTTGACACTGGTTGGCTGTCTTTGTGATCCGGACAGTCCAACATGGATTGCGCTTAGACCTGATGAAAGACTTATGCTTGGCAGTCACGCCGACTGGAAGGAAATCCATGAACATTCATGAGTGGATAGAGTACGGAATAAAAAACAAGTTTTGTTCTGCTGCTGTGTGCAACACACACGAAGGTTTGCCTCAATCAGACAAAGAACTCGATGAGTGGGATCAAGGCGGAGATCCATGCGTGTATGGATTAAGGTTGTATGAGCAAGAGTAAAGCCAAAGGCACAGCATTCGAAACATTGATTGTTGGTTACCTTAAAGCTACTTATCCAAACGTAGAGCGCAGAACACTCAGTGGTGTGCACGACAAAGGTGATATAGCCGGTACAAACAAAAAGCTTGTTTGGGAGTGCAAAGATCACAAGACCCTAAACTTTTCAGGATGGCTCAAAGAAGCCGAAATAGAGAGAGGAAACGCTAACGCAGAATACGGTATCGTTGTTGCCAAACGACGTGGACACGGTGATGCCGGCTCACAATACGCGGTGCTTACATTAGAAGCACTAGTGGAATTACTCAAAAAGGCAGGTCTCAAATGATAAACTCGGAGGAATCATATGAAACGACTTACTGTTATAGCAATGTCCCTAATTATGTCAGTTATGCCATCGGGCTCTGCTCATGCTGCGAAAAAATCAGGCTTGTGTCCACAATGGCGAGAGCTTGCGCTCTCTGCAGGATGGCACACCCGGAACCTTTCTACATTAGACAGATTGATGCATCGCGAGTCAAGGTGCCGGCCTGGTGCGCTGAACTCTACATTAAATCGAGACGGCTCTTGGGATTATGGCCTTATGCAAATCAACAACAAAACGTGGTGTTTGCCGAGCAAGTACGCGTTCAAGGGGTACCTACAGGCGCAAAAGATACTCAAAGATTGCAACGAGCTTCTTATCCCGGCAGTCAATCTAGTGGCAGCACTAGCAGTGTACGAAGCAGCGGGCAATAGTTTTAGTCCATGGGGAGAGTAAAAAAGCCTCAGCAGACTAAGCAACAACGGAGCAAGGAGCTGTCAATGGAGATATTAAGTTCCTGGTCACTCAAGAACAAAAGCTGGGAATGGCGAGAAGATGCTGCCTGTTTGGGCATGACCGGAGACATTTTCTTTGGCAAGCTTGGGTACAACCAAAAGCACATCGATGCAGCCAAGGCAGTATGTAAATCATGTACGGTTAAACGCGCCTGCTTGGAATATGCAAACGACAACGTGATGACACACGGTGTGTGGGGTGGCAAAACACCCGCCGAAAGGCTTGTGTTGCTTGGGTTAAAGCGTTGGCCGGTGTCATGATACCAACACGGGTACTGGTTGATGCGATACGCTTGTTAGAGAAGACCTGGGTTGGTGCTTCCGACACGGACATACTGATCCATGTAATAACCGAATTCCAAAAGGAATTGGCTACAAGGAGCAAGAAATGAGCGAAGAAGAGCAGTTTTTAAGTCAAGTAAGCATGGACTTACAGGTGGCCCTAGACAGGCTTCGAGAGGAGAAAGCCTTGTTGTCGGTAGAATTATCTCACCGGAACCAGGCATACGCCGAAGCACTTGATATCATCAAGGAGCAAAACTCCGTAATTGACCGACTACGGATACATATACAACAGGGAGTAGAACTATGAAACCAATGTACATTGAGCTATTTGTGGACAGGCTGTGTGGCTTTTTTCCCAAAGACAACATTGCCAGGAACACAGTAAAAAAGGCTTGGCTGCACGACGAGTACCTCATACTCAACGTGGAGGAAGAGGAAGTCAAAGCTGCTTTAGCCACACTTGAGGCAGACAAATCGTTTCCTAGCCTGCACAGGGTTAAAGAAGTGTTTCGTGCCGGCCGCAAAAGCAAGATGACTGCCATTACAAACAACTGTGATGTTTGTGGTGGAACTGGATGGGACAGCGGAGAACGATGGGAAGAAATAGACGGCGCATACGTTGTAACCACGCCAAAGTTGACACAACTTGGTATTTTGGGTGACACACAAAGTTATGTCAAAAAATGCGAGGACTGTTTGGTATGACCAACTGGCAATGCCCTAAATGTGGAGATAGGATCACTACACACATCAAAACATACCCACCGGTATGTCACAATCAATATAATCATTCCCGCAACGGAGAAACAATGGAGGAAGTACATGAGCCAGCCAAGCGTAACCGTATTGAAAGAACTGATCTCGGAAGTACTGAATAACACCAACGAGGCAGCAAGAGATGTAGCAAGAGAAGCAGCAGTACATATGGCATCACAGCTAACCAAAGCTGAGGTTGACGAGGCAATGCACGATATTAGCCTCACTCTAAGCCTCTAGCCGGCGTCGTTCGGCCGTTCGGCACGATGACAACGGCGGGATTCCGCCACAAACAAAGGAGCAGTACATGACAGAGCCAGGAACACAAGAATACTTTCTAGCTGCATACGGTGAGATAGAGAGACAACTATCAGCCGGCCCACGCACAGGTAAAGATACCTATCTGTATGCCATTGTTGCCAAGCAGGCAAATGCTGCCTTAACCGGAGAGCTTGTCGATGCAGCTGACGAAGATGCAATCATGGCAATACCAATTGCATCCGATGACAACATATCCCACCTGCTGGAGTCAGAGTTTCTTTCAGTAGTAGCGTTTACAACGCCGGGACTAACAGCAACAGCAATTAGATTCGGTGCGTATGCTGGATTGGGAGGCTCAACAAACGTTGAGATCATGTTATTCAACAACACATCCGGCTACATGTATACGTACGTCAGGACTCTCGGTACCGGCCAAGTAACTAGCAGTGTGATCGATATCAGCAGCGATGAGTTTGTTACCAACACACCGGGCAGGCTATTAGCTGCATTCTCGGACATGCCGTACCACATGATTGAGAATAATTTCGAAGAGTATGCGCAATTGCGTGACCAGGTTGTGTCTACGTTTTCCGAATTCTACGCTACGGAGTAGCCACCACCACCACCACCACCACCACCACCACCACTGCCATCACTACCCCTCAAGCATTAGTTTGGGGGGTAGTTTTGCGTTACGGCTTAATACTGTAGTGCACTACTTGGGGGGCGTCGTTCGTCGGGTCGGCAGTCTGGAAGTGGGCAACCTGCCCAAGACAGACCAAGCAAGGGAGAGCAAATTATGTCCGTATCCACCACGCAAGCCTTAGGGGTTTGTGAAGCCAAGCTATACAAAGCAGACAGGAAAAAGCCAAATACAAGTGCTTTTGATATGTCTACTGCCAGTATTTACTATCTGGATGACAATGGCGATGCCGAGTTCCTTTCTGATCACGGAGATGTTTACAAACTTCTCAAGGATAAGAATGTTTTGGAAGCGCTTACAGCATTTGTAAAGCCACGCTTTATCATTGTCACTTGTGGTTGGGCATCACCATTAGGTAATGATGACGAAGATGTACGACCAAGCCAACATTCACAGCGTAGGCGAGTTCGCTTGTCTCTCGCAGTAGATGACAAGAACATCATCTCTGTCATTCGCTTTAAGGATGACAAAGGCAATCCACAAACAGAAACCAACGGGTCAGGCACTCTTGCTGACGAATGTAGAGAGTTATACAACCAAGTAATCACCAACAAGAAAGCAGGGAAATAAAATGGCAACATCAACGAAAGCACCAGCAATAGCAGATTGGGAAATGGCGAACTTCGCTATGGAACACGGACTGGACAGGGTATTGCTTTACGGCAAGCCAGGTACAGGCAAGACCTACTTTGGTCTCAACTATCACCTACACGGTCAACAGTCATACCGTTTGATTTGCACAGACGAAATGACAGACGGCGATATGATCGGCAAGTACAAGCAGAACGACAACGGCATCTGGAAGTTTCAGGAAGGCGTTGCCATCAAGGCTTGGCGCACTGGTGGTCGCTTGGTTGTAGACGAAATCAACCGTGTAAACGGTGACATTGAGTCACGGCTTATGGCAATCATTGACACCGTTTCGTCAAGTTCATACGAACACCCAGAGACAGGCGAGATCATTCGCCCTGCTGCTGGGTTTAGCGTTGTGGCAACGATGAACGGAGAGCCAGACGATTTGTCACCAGCAGTACTTGACAGATTGGTTGTTCGTGTAGAAATCGAAAAGCCACACCCTGATGCCATCTTGGCATTGCCAGAGAACCTGCGTGACATTGCATTGGAATACTCAATGCGAGATGACGCAGATCGTTATTCATTGCGTTCATTCTTTGCCTTTGCGCAACTATTGACAGCAAGCAATGACCTTAAGTCATCAGCACACATCTGCCTACCACGCATTGCCAAGAGCATCATTAGTTCTTTGTCTATCGTTTCGGCAGAGTCAGCAGATCTAGTATCACCTAACAAGGAGGTGTTTTAATGGGTATCGCTAGGAAGAAAGCATCAGTCAATGTGGTAGCACCAGAAGTACTACCAGACAGACCGATGATCCAAACCCAAACTTACCAAAGTACTGGGGAAGCGTTTTCACTAGACGCTGTTGGTGTTTCTTTTGCCAAGACAAAGGCAGGGAGAAACACATACAAAGCACCAACAGGTGACAGTGAGCCAGCCGCAATCATTCGTGATTATGTGCTTATCCGTAGTCGTTACGACTTGCCTTACGCAGAGAAACGAGCCAAGCAATGGCACGTATCAGAGCACAGCATTGAGACGGCTAATCGTATATTTGCGAATGTGCGTTATCGACACGCATTTGGCGAAGATCCAAGCGTTGGAACTGTTGATACTGGTTTGCTTAGTGCTTATCTCAGCGAAGGTAATCCACCAAAGCAGGCAATTCTTGCTGCTATGTCTCACGTAGGCACAGACGCATTTACAGAACTAGTGCGCTCTATCAAAGATCCAGACATCAAGATGCAACTCAATGACTTTGAGTCAACTTGTATTGACTTGATGTATGACGGATACAGCAAATATGGCACTCGATTAGCCGGTATCAATGACCCAAACGATTGGCGCAGGAAGCGTGCTGTCAAATACTGGAAGCAGTTTGCTGAGTGGATAGACAACTTCTCTGACAATGTGCGTAGGGAAGCAGGTGAGCGTAGGGCTGAGCGAGACCAAAAGAGAGTTTTGGACAAGCCAAGCAGAGCACATCCAAAGAGAGATGATTTGATTGGCAACTGGGAACAACTTGTTGTATCTAAGCCTGAACTTAGCATCAATCACACTGGCAAACTTGGTCGCAGGACTATAGCCAACGACAGTGGCAGAGAGCCAAGATACATCAACAGGATTGTTACTGATCCAGACAGGCGTATCTTTTCTCGTAAGACAAGAGCATTGGGAGGCGTAGTAGTTATTGACGCGTCAGGATCAATGCAATTGTCTGAAGATGATCTTGATCGTTTGCTTAAGTGTTCAGCAGGGGCAACAGTTATTATGTACTCTGGTGGACTCAATAAGTCAACTCAGCCAAACACTTGGGTTATTGCTAAGAAAGGTCGTATGGTGCGTACACTACCTACGGTGCCTGGCAATAACTGTGTTGATGGTCCTGCACTTATCTATGGTGCATCACTTAGGGAGCGTTCATCACAACCACTCATTTGGGTAAGCGATGGCGAAGTTACTGGTGCTGCTGGTAACTCATCAAACCATAACTTGCTCAAAGACATTGAGTACATCAAGAACAGGTATCGTGTAACGCAAGTAATGAATGTGCCACAAGCAGAAAAACTAATGAGACGCCTACAAGGAGGAAAGCGCTAATGGATGAACTAATGAAAGAACTTAAGGCAATTACAAATGCCGAGGGTAACAAAATCTCTGGCGAATGGGCAAAGTTACAACTTGACCTGTTGCGTGAGTCAATACCACTAGCAAATGAGATGATGGCAAGCACTAATGTCAAGGCTGTATTGTGTGTTGGTCAACAGATTACTCACGAGCAATTCGATGCCGATGACCATATCGAACAGGTAGGTCCTAATATGGAGGCTTACTCTGGCGTAGGTGGTGGAGAAGCAGTGGCTTGTCGTATGAAAGGTGCTATGGGCACCAAAACGGCTGACCATATGCTTGAGTTTCTTGAGAACAAGGAACTGCTGTTGTCTTTACACAATGCCAGCAATTACATTTCGTTGCTGATGTGTGTGCAGATGAAGAAGTCATTCTTTGCTGCTATGACAACACCTGGTGGTGTAGCCATTACTATCAGTCACACTGATGGTGCTGTAGATCAAGAGTTCTATTTGCCCTTTAGCGATGACAAAGAGGATGAGAAGCTGTATAGAAAGGCATATGATGCTCTCACCGACAAGCAAAGGAAAATGATTACAGGCTTAGCCGAAGCACAGCAGATGCCACCTAAACTCAAGCAGGAAATGCCTGAGATTTACGAAAAGATGATGTATGTGATCAAGTCCATTGGTCACGACCATTTCGCAGATCCAGACGCAGAGCAAGAGTGATTATGACTACGCTGTCAATCAAGATAATGCTCGTACTGACCATCGTGGGATGGGTAATCAGTAAGTAATTCGCCCACCACCATCACATAGCATACGCGGGAGATGCGCCAACTCATTTACTCACGGTGCTATGTGGTGGGATAGGGAATACATAACCAGGTTTAGTAATACTAACGCTTGCCGAGCGTCGTTCAGCCGTTCGGCAGGATTAGAGTGGGCAACCTGCCCAAGAATAACCAAACATAACCAAACAAGGAGCAAGCAATGAAAACCCCATCAGCAAGTGCTAGTGCAAGGAAAGTACAGGTATCACCAGCCCATCCAGCATCGCCTAGATTTAGGCTTAGTGATCCACCAGCCAAGACAACGCCAAAGCCAAGGGCTGCTTATGTCAAGAAGCAAAAGAAAGTACAGTCATTGGCAACCAAAGCAATCCAGTACCTGTTTGAGAACTTGGGTGAATGGGCTGTTGTAGGCACATACTCAATCCCAAAGAGAAGCACAAAGGCTGGCATTGAGGCAGCAAAAAAGGCTAACTATGCAAGAGTATGGTACGCACAACAAGTGCTTGACGATGCTTTAGCAACAGCGATTGCGTATTGCTCAACTTCATACCAAGTTGACAGTCGTATTGATTGGTCAGCCGATGGCAAAGCCCGTGAACTACGCTTTAGGGTTATATACCTGAATGCGCCAGACGAATACGATAACGGTATGTGTGAGATACACTCCAAGATCGAAAGCGACAACAATTACCGTATGGAAAACACATACGATGAAGGGCAAGCATTTGCCGATGAATTGACTAGCATTGACGCAGAGTTAGAGGGTTGGTCTCAAGTTGTTGAGTCTGATGATGGCATCAATGAGATATCGCTTATCGCAGAGCGAATGGTCAAAGCATCAGGCTTGCGCACTGATCAAGTGTTGCCACTGGCACTTGGTGAGTGGATGAACAATCGGATATCACAATGAATATCCCAAAGGCGTTGGCAGCGATCAATGAGATAGAGAGTTGGATAGCATCAGGTGAAACTGAAGGCTATGACGATAAGTACAACCAACTGTTCTTTCTACAGGATCTAGTGTTTGAGTTGAAGTCTGCTGTATCCAATGCGTTGACAAACCCCTTGGTTAGCGCATAGAGATACAGAGAAAGGCTAGTGATGGTGGTAGTTTGTGGTTGTCCTACCACCATCATTACGCCCACCACAATCATTGGGCATAGCCCACCAATATCATTAGGCGTACGCTATAGCATATGTACGAACAAGCGTTCGCCGAACAAGTGTTTGCCTAAGCGAGCGTCGTTCGCCCGTTCGGCAGACTTGAATTGTCACCAACTGGTGGCAAGTAACGGAAAGGTAGACTAATGACGGCAACGCCATTACCTATCGCAACCTTTACGAAAGTTGGCGTAGTTACAGTCGCTGGCAAGGAAAAGGCTATTTGGGGGCTACAAGTCTCCATTGACGCCAATCCCGTTGCTGGTATGACCGTAAATGCTGTCAATCGCTTCGGCGCTTCCCAAGTGAAAACACTTGGCGCTCAAGTCATTGACCAGCAACGCGTGAACCTTCTTACAGGTGCGATCAGTCTCGTCTTCCAAATCGCTTAGGCGATACGGTACGAGCAAGCAATTAGAGCCTGACTTGCGCAGGGTGTTCTCTAGTTGTGTCACATTCACCTTGCGCTACTCCAGTCGTTAGCAATAGCGACTGGGGTAGTGCCTTTTTTTGTACCCCGGGGGTATAATAATAACCCTCCTCACCGGTTTGTACATATCGATTAGCTACCCATAGGTGTTTTCTGGGGCCACCGATATATATTGTTTTAGTCAGGGTGATATATCACCAGGGGGATGGCCGCTAAAGAAGAAAAACAAAAAAGAATAAAAAAAAGAAGCACCCAGCAGACCGAGTAATGCTCCCCCCACGCTTCGGTCCTCCAACCCAGGCCGCCGTAGCTATTCTTTCTAGCCGACACCTGTTCTTCTTTCTATTCCCTCACTATGTGTGTGAGCATGGGAATCGAACTCCGTTTCCGGTCACGATTAGCCTCCCCACCCGTTGCTCACTTAACTACTTAATGGGGTCTGGCTCTTGGAACTAGCTAGTGTGCTGTCTTCCCGACAGGTGTGTTGGTGAGTGTAGCACACTATTCCTTGTTTGCGTCTACGTGGAGCCCTTCTTTAATTTTTTTCTTTCGCCAAGCATCGGCAGCCGCCAACGCATCGGCGAGTAGTTCTTTGTCTGTTAGTTCCTTCATGGTAAGATATTAGTACATGAAACAAGGTAAGAGAGCCGTCAGTCCAGAAGACAGGGCAATATTTTGGCAAGCACTCCAAACCGGTATGGGCCTCAAGGAATGCGCACGCATGGCTGGTATCTCCTACCAGACTGCACTGGCATGGAACTCTAAAGCAAAAGCTACAGCTGCACAATTAGACCAAGCAGAGCTTGCAGGTTTGCGCGCAGCCAAGACCGGTGGTGGTAACGCACTGGCATTGAACAACGTCAACAGCAAAGACATGCCCCCTGTCGTTCCCAACGGAAGACTGTCCCCTCGCGCACAGCGTGGTATAGAAGACTTCGACTATTTCCGGCGTGTGTACTTGGGCCGTGTGCCCTCTCCATGGCAGGTTGATGCTGCATACAAGATTGTTGAGATGTTGGAGCACCCGGAGAAACAGTTCTGTGTACTCAACGTACCGCCTGGTGCCGGTAAGTCAACCCTGTTCCATGACGTAGCTGTGTGGCAGATCGTAAAGAACCGTCACATCCGTGTAATGATTGGGTCGGTATCCCAGACATTAGCCAAGATGTATAGCCGACGTATCAGAGAAACGCTTGAAAGAACCATTCCATTGAAGCCAGACCCAGAAATGGTGAAGCGTGGACTGGCCATTGATGCAGAAGCGTGCCTTGCTATTGACTACGGAAGGTTTAAACCACAGAACTTAGGCGCTTTGTGGCGTGCAGAAGAGTTTGTTGTTGACCAATATGCTGGAGAAGGGCTAGATAACAAAGAACCAACCGTGTCTGCGTATGGTATTGAATCGGAATTCATTGGTCACCGTGCAGATTTGTGTTTATTTGACGACGTAGCCAGCACAGAGAACTCAAAAGAGTCTGTAGGTAGGGACAAACTGCTTGAAAGATGGGATGCAATGGCAGAAGCCCGTGTAGATCCGGGTGGTTTGCTTGCAGTTATTGGCCAAAGGCTGAGTCCGTTGGACCTTTACGCACATTGTTTGTCCAAAGTGTCGTATGACGCAGAAGAAGACGAGTCATACACCGGTGAAGACGTTAAAGAACTTGGAAATGAAGAGCCAATTAAGACGCACAAGTACCATCACCTTATTTACAAAGCGTACTACGAAGAATTGGACACCGGACCAGCGTCAAGGAAGATGACAGCACCGGCCTGGCCGGAAGGACCACTGCTTGAGCCGTTCCGTTTGTCATGGAAAGATCTTTCGTACGTCAAACACAACAGTCCAAAGAAGTTCCGAGTTGTTTACCAGCAAGAAGATCTTGCCGACGGTCACTATTTGATTGAGCGCGTGTGGGCAACTGGTGGAATGGGACCAGATGGAGTTCTGTACCCGGGCTGCATCGACAAAGATCGCCAACCGGGACACATCCCGCACAACT